TATGTAGTAGCTATATTTGATGATCCAAAATTTGCATCTAGAAATATGACTATACAAGAAAAACGTAAAGAAATTACAGAATTTTTTACAAGATTCAAGTATTTTGGACCTATAATTTATGGCAATTCAGTTAATGATGTATTGGACAAAGCATTAGAGCATGATGTAGAATATTGTATAGTACAAGCAGTAGGTCATATTGTTAGAGATGGTTCATTTTTTAAAATTATAGAAAAATGGATGGGTAAAAAGAACTTCTTTGTTACAGGACATATTATGGACAAAGAGACTCCAAATAGTAATTGGGCAGAAGGTAATGGATATTATGGACTACACAAGCAATGTATACTAGTTAATCTAAATTACTATAAAAAGTTTGATAAACCTGTATGGGGAGAGGCTAAACATAAATTAGACAAACCTGAACATTTAGCTGCTGCTAATAGACACGCTAAAGATATACATGATGACTATACTCCACTAGCTGTTATGCCTACAGAAGAAACTAAAGTATGTACTCCTTTAGTAGATGGCTGGAACTTTATAAATACAAGTTTAGAAAATGGTTTAACTGTTTATAATTTTCATCCAAAGATTCGTGATGCAAAAGAATTTGTCTATCCTACTAGTAGTATTGAAGACTTACAGACTCAGTTATCATGGGTTAATAATATAGTAAATTATGCACCTCAATGTGTATTTTTATGGAATACAGAAACATATCTAGATTTAAAATACTGTAAAATACAAGAACCAGTTAGACACTTATACACATTAGCAGCTAGTTTTAAACCACATATAATATTAAATACCTTTAATTTTGAAGATGATGCAATTGTTAATTTTTATGATTATAGCAAACCTGCATTAGCTTATAAGAAGATGATGTTAAAACAATGGAATGGAGAAGATTATCCTGCATTTATAAATTGGGCTAGAAAAAAATATCAATTTAATGAAACACACGGAACTCTAACAGAGCATGAAACAGATGATTTCTTATGGCAAAGAGAAATATCTTGGTGGGGCGGTGAAGATAGAATAAAAGAACATTGGAAACGCTACAAAAGACTTAAACATACATGGACTCATGTAGACATATCAAAGGATTGTAAACCTATAACCAGTAGAATTGTAAATGAGCCGGGTAGTGTAATTTGGTGGAGTAATGCTTTTCATACTGTAAATGCTCATTATCTTCATGGACTAAGAGGTGTTACTAGTAGTTATAAAACTTGGATAGATGAAATTACTAAACAAAATCCTAATATATGGATTTTAGGAAAAGACTTTTTGGATAGACCTGTAGAAGGAGGTCAGATAAAAGATTATGCTATTAAAAGCTAAAACAAGGCTAGAGTTTGATAATAGTTGGGTAAAGCAATTAAAATTTGTAGAACACACAGATCAAGATTTAGCAGGTCATGTAGATGCTATATCAGTTAAAAGCGAATCAGGAAGTGTATTTGATTTTTATAGATCTAATCCTTTAGAAAATCCTGACGATTTTAAGTATACAGCTCTATATCATAAAATACCTGCTGTACAAAAATTAGTAGATCATTTTCAATTACAAACTACTAGAGTACGTATACATAGGCAACTACCAGGACAAGAGATTCCTTTACATACTGATGGCAATAATACAGCAGTAAAAGATAAAAATGATTATATGATAAGAAGTATTACAGCTCTTACTGCAAGTAAAGATTTTAGATATAACTTTATAGATACAGAAAATAAACATAGAGTTCAATGGCTAAGACAAGGAGAAACTATACTTTTTGACCCTGATTTAATAGCTCATGGAATGTCAAATGAGTCAAAAACAGAAACTAGATATGCATTGGTACAGATATTTAAGTTATACCCAGTAACAGACTGGGCAAGAGATTTTATAAGTACTAAAAAAGTAGTAAAAATATGAATATAGACTTTGGTACGGCATTCCACAAACCAAACGGTAATGCAGTAAAAGTAACTATTAATGAATTTAGAGATAAACTATATCTACATATAAGAGATTATACAATGGACGGAGATACAGGACAGTGGTTTCCTACTAAGACAGGATTCTCTATTCCAGCAGATGAAGTTAGCTCTTTAATACCTTTACTAAATGATGCAGCAGAGGCTGTAGCACAAAGGTATATATGGAATAATCAATTAGAAATGGAATTTGAAGAATTGGAGAATGAATATGAGTATTAAAGCTTGGAATGATGAACAAGAAGCTGAATTAACTAGGCTTTATTTAGAAGAAGAAATTAAAGATGTACATGAATTAGCATCTATCTTTGAAAAAGGTTATAGAAGTGTAATAAGTAAATTAGTACAACTTAAAATATATGAAAAACCTGAATTAGATGAAGAAGATAAATCACTAACTGTAAAAGTTATGTTACGAGAATTAGAAGAGATTCTAGGTGTAGAAGTGGTAGGGACTAATTTAAATAAAAAAGAAAATTTAAGTAAGTTATTAGAAGCTATCAAAAAGAAGATTGGCTAATGGGAACACTTAAACCAGGTGTATCATTAACATATGAACGAGTAGATGGTGTCGTGTATGGTAGATACCAAGGAACAATAGATAGATTTAAAATTGGAGAAGAAATGAGACCAATATCACCAAACGATATAAAACCAGAGCCACATAGAGTTGGTTGGGACTCTGCTGCTAGACCTGCTCATAACCAATACACAAAAGAAGAGATTGAAGATTTAGGTATTAAGGTGGTGATGCAACGTCAAGAAGATGGTTCTATAAGTATTGGACCTAAAACAGATGTCTATAAGTTTAGTGAAGACAAACTTATAGAAGAGTTTACAGACTATATTGATAGTACTTATGCCTCACATTATAATACCAATAAAATTCAATCTATGGAAAACATTATAGATAAAGGTCATGGCACCGGATTCTGCATGGGAAATGTAGATAAATATGCAAGTAGATATTTAAATAAAGGTACGAGAGACGATGCTCGTAAAGATCTAATGAAGGTGTTACACTATGCACTTCTTCAACTATACATACATGATAACAATTTATAAGGACTAGTCATGAAATATATCGTAGATATTGATGGTACTATCTGTCGTGCGCATCAATTGCCCAGTGGTAAATGGGATTATGAAAATCATACACCTATTGACGGAAGAATCACTAGAATAAACAAGCTATATGAAGAGGGTCACACTATTAAATATATGACTGCAAGAGGAGCAGTTAGTGGTGTTGATTACTATGAAATGACTAAAAATCAATTAGATAGTTGGGGTTGTAAATACCATGAATTATCAGTAGGAAAAAAAGAACATTACGATATCTGGATAGATGACAAAGCTCATAACTCGGAAGTATTCTTTAAATGACCACCAGTATGAAATGGTTTGCTAATCAGTGGAAAACTCAAGAAGTTGATGAAACTGTGGTAAACAGAGTCTTAGCAGCTAAAAATGTATTAGACATTGGATGCGGTCACAATCCTTATAAAAAATTTGCTACAGGTAATTTTTTAGGTATTGATGCTTATATTGATACAGCAGATAAACATATAGATTTTTTAAATTTTAAAACTAAAGAAAAGTATGACCTCATAATTTCTTATGGGGTTTTTCACTTTCATAGTTTAGATTTAATAGACATACAAATTAGAAAAACTATGAAACTACTTACTCCAGATGGTGTGCTATGTATGAAAGTAAATCCTAATTGTCCTAATTTTGATGGTTCTATACTACCATGGTACAATAAGTGGACAAAATCTCTTGCTTATCACTATGGGGAAGTGTATAATAAAAAAGTTACAAATATGAGGGAAAGCACTCGTGGGAGATTTAAATGGGAATACGAATAAATGACCGAAATTATAGCACTACTTTCAGGGACTTTTTATGGACTACTAATAGGCATAATTCCTGGAGCAGGCGCTACTACTGGTCTTATTTTTCTATTTAGCTTTATTACCCTATTTCCAGATCCATATCTAGCTGTTATTTTTGTTATGGCAGTAGTTGCTGCCAGTACTACAGGAGATACATATACAGGAGTCCTATTAGGTATTCCAGGTGCTAATTCAGCTGCTGCAACAATGATAGATGGTTTTCCTCTTGC